TCCACAGTGCTAACGGGCTATGGTTACAGCACCTATGGCACATTTGCCTATGGCGTGGCACGGCCTGACACTGGGACACCCATTGCAGCCACCACCTGGTCACTTGATACATGGGGTGAGTATTTAATTGCTTGCTCTAGCACCGATGGCAAGCTCTATGAGTGGCAATTAGGTTTTGCGACGCCAACCCTTGCCGCAGCCATTGCCAATGCACCAGTCAACAACAAGGCGGTTTTAGTCACCCAAGAGCGCATTATCTTTGCCCTTGGCGCTGGTGGAAACCCACGCAAAGTGCAGTGGTGCGACCAAGAGAACAATACCCTTTGGACACCAGCAGGCGACAACCTTGCAGGCGACTATGACTTGGCCAGCCCTGGCACATTGATCGCTGGCAAACGGGTCAAGGGTGTCAATCTGCTGTTTACCGATGTGGATGTCCACACGGCCCAGTATGTTGGCGCTCCATTTGTTTATGGCTTTGAGAAGGCGGCAAGCGGGTGCGGTCTCATTTCGGCCCAAGCGGTGGCGGCCATTGACACTGCTGCCATTTGGATGAGCAATTCTGGCTTCTGGATTTATGACGGCTATGTCAAACCACTGCCAAGTGATGTGTCAGATTACATTTTTACCAATATCAACTTTGCCCAGGCATCTAAGATTTATGCGGTCCATGTCAGCAAGTTTGGTGAAATCTGGTGGTTCTACCCAAGTGCAGCCAGCAATGAGAATGACAGCTATGTCACTTTCAACTACCGCGAAAACCACTGGAACATTGGCACATTGGCCCGAACTGCTGGTGTTGATGCTGGTGTTTACACATACCCTTTAATGGTCTCAAGCACTGGTTACATCTACGAGCATGAGGTCGGCTTTAACTATGACAGCGCCAGCCTTTACGCTGAGTCTGGTCCAGTTCAATTGGGCAATGGCGACAACATCATGTCTGTGCGCCAAGTTGTCCCAGATGAGCAGACGCTGGGTGAGGCGGTGGTTTCATTCAAAACCCGCAATTACCCAACAGGCACACAATCCACATTTGGACCATACACGGCAGCAAACCCAACTTCAGTGAGGTTTTCTGGCCGCCAAGTCAATATGAAGGTGACTGGCAATACTTTGGCTGACTGGCGCATTGGCGTAATGCGGCTTGAGGCTGTGGCCAGCGGGAAGCGATGAGCGACCAAGAACATTTGGAAAGACTGCGCCACCATGTGGAGGCTGCTTTAGAATACAGTGGAGGCACACACAATTTTGACGATGTCGCTGAGATGGTCGAGGATCACAGATTACAGCTGTGGCCAGCCAAGGACTCAGTGGTATTGACGGAGATCGTTGTCTATCCCAGGCTAAAGAATTTGCATTACTTCTTGGCTGGTGGCGACCTAGACGAACTCTCACGGATGCGACCATTGATCGAATCCTGGGGCAAGTCTGTCGGCTGCACCAGGGTGACTTTGGCAGGCCGAAGAGGCTGGGCAAAGACATTTTTAAAAGACGAAGGTTACAGTCCACAATGGTCTGTAATGGCAAAGGAACTTTAGGGGAATAAATATGGCATCAGCAGCTCTTAATTACGCGCTCAATAATGGGATGACCCAAGAGCAGTATTACAAAAACATCTTTGATTATGTCAATGCAAATCGTGGTTTGAATGATGTCCAGTTAAAAGCTGAAATGGATCGTCTTGGCGTGAGTGCAGAAGATGTGGCAAGTGCCACTGGTGTGCCATTAGCCGGAGTTCAGTCAAGAGTCAATGTGGCCACTGGAACTGGCGGTTATGTTGCCCCAACGGGTGTCGAGCAGTCTGCTGGCTTGACATACGGGTTAAACAACAACATGACCCAAGCCCAGATTGACAGAAACATTTTTGATTTTGTTAATAATAATCGTGGCTTAAATGATATTCAGTTAGCCGCTGAAATGGATCGTCTTGGCTTTAGTCCTAATGATGTGGCCCGTGCCACTGGTGTTGACTATGCAGGGGTTTTGGCTAGATATAACGCGGCCAAAACTGGCGTGGTTACGCCTCCCCCTCCCCCTCCCCCTCCCCCTCCACCACCACCACCACCACCACCACCACCACCGCCACCACCACCACCACCACCACTTACGCCTCTTCCACGGCCTCCGGTGGTAGTGCGACCAACAACGCCAGGCTTACTTACTACGCCTACGACTGGTGCGACTGGTGCGACTGGTGCGACTGGTGCGACCAGTGTTGCTGGTACATTGCCATTTGCCAATGCCACTCAAGGCTTTGCACAGAATTTCAATAACTATATGTCCATCCCAATTGGTGCGCAGTACAACCCCAATGTGATGGGCGGCCAACAGCAAAGACAAGTGCAAGCAACACCGACAGGACAATCAGCTGGATTGACTTATGGCTTGAATAATGGAATGACTCAAGCTCAAATTGACAAAAACATTTTTGATTTTGTTAATAACAATAGAAATCTAACTGACACTCAACTCAGAAATGAGATGGACAGATATGGCATAAGTCCTGGCGATGTAGCTCGTGCCACTGGTGTTGATGTTGGCGGTGTTCAGTCAAGATATGACGCATCAAATGTTGCTGGTGGATCACCATACTCACAAGTAATGGCCCAAATGCGCCCAGTTGGTAATCCTTATGCGACTTTTATTGGTGGCCAAGCAATGGGTGGCTATAACCCTGGTCTGTATGACCAGATCGCTGCGGCTAATGTGGCCAGAGCCGCTGCGGCAAACGCTGGAACGACATTGGCTGACTACTATGATGTTGGCGGTGATGGCGGTGATGGCGGTGGCGGTGGCGGTGGAGGAACTGGCGCTGGCGCTGGAACTGGTAACGCAATGGCCAAAGGCGGCTATGTCCATGGCGGTTTGATGTTTGGCGCAAACCCACCTGGTCCAGATGATGGCGCTGTCAATCTTGATATTGGTGAATATGTGATCAAGAAGTCTTCAGTCAACAAGTATGGCCGCGGTCTTCTGGACATGATCAACGAAGGCAAAGTGCCTGCCAAGAAAATGAAATCTTTACTCGGATAAGGTGGCAATATGTCAAAAGGTGGAACAACAACCTCAACAAGCTCGATTGATCCTCAGATCAAAGAAGCATTCTTGGCCAACTTTCAGCAGGCCCAAGGGGTCGCTGGCGCTTTGCCGACTCAGCAGTTTGCAGGGTACAACCCAATGTACCAGGCAGGCGAGGAAGCTCTGGTCAACACCGGCCTTGCTGGCCCAGGCATTAGTGGCACAGACTTGGCCGCCCAGATGGCCGCCTTTGGCGGTGTTTATCAGCCTAATCAGATCACAGCGCAGCAGACTAATTTGAGCATGGGTCAAGGCCCAGGCTCTATTGGCTCTTATATGAATCCATATACATCAGCTGTGCGCACCAACGCATTAGCTGACTTGGAATCTGCAAGACGATCTGCCATCCAGCAAACTGGTGAACGCGCCACACAAGCCCGTGCATTTGGTGGATCACGCCAAGGTGTGGCCGAGGCTTTGACTAACCAAGGGTTTGCCAAGCAGGCTGCCACACTTGGCACAACTTTGAATGAGCAGGCATTTAACCAGGCGATGGCCATGCAGCAGGCAGACATTGCGCGCAGATCAGCAGCCGATATTGCCAATCAGCAAGCAGGCTTGCAAGGTGCGCAATTAAGGCTAGGCGGTGCAAGCCAGCTGGGTAATTTGGCGGCCCAGCAACAAGCATTGCGTCTTGGTGGCGCTCAAGCGGTCATGGCCGCTGGCGGTGCGCGTCAGGCTTTGGACCAGCAACAAATGGATGCAATCCGCAACATTGGCCTCCAGCGTCTGGGTGTGGTCCAGTCTTCACTCGGTGCGCAGCCTGCCAATCTTGGCATGGTGGCAACAACTCCATACAGTCAAAACCCTGCCTCTGGTGCGCTTGGTGGTGCATTGGCTGGCGCAAAACTTGGCAGCGTCATTCCTGGTGTTGGCACGGCAATAGGTGCTGGCATTGGCGGCATTCTTGGCCTTTTATAAGGAATAAAAATGGCTGAATTTAATTTTGATGGACTACTGGGCAATTTGTTTGGTGGTGGTGGCGATAGTGAGCTTGAAAAGCTATTGACGGCCAAACAAAAAGAACAACTTGGCTTGCAATCAACATTGGCCGCGGCTGCTGCATTGCTCCAGGCTGGTGGCCGAAGCCCACAGCGTATTGGTCTAGGCCAAGCTCTAGGCTCTGCCCTGCAAGCTGGCCAAGGTGCTTATGAGAAAGGCGTGACTGGCGCTTTTGGTAATTTGGTCACGGCAGCAAAACTCAAAGAGATGCAGCGGGAGGCATTGGCCAATGAGGCTTATGCAAAACAATTCACTGAGCCAGCTGTGGCCCCCATTACCGCAGATCAAGCGGCAATACTGGCTCCAGTGTCTGTGGCTGGTAAATTTGGACCAACAACACAGCGCGCTCAATTGGCTGCACAAATGCCTGCACCAACGGCAGCGCCTGGCATTGTTGGCTCATTAAATCCTGAGATGC